CGTTATTGAATTTGAATTTTGACATCAAATCTCTAACTTCTTGAATTAAATCTTTTGTGTTCATTTTTATATAAATTAGTTTTATGTGTTTTTTGTTGCATTTTTTATGTGCTTTTGTAAAATGTCTTTCAATTGTGAAAGAAATTGTATCTCTGCATTGATAGGAAAGTTAAAGAATCCTTCTACGCTGAACCCATTCCAAGTACCATCTTTGCATTTTAACCATACTCCTTCGTCTTCTACCAGGTAACTCACAAACCAAGAACCATCTTTTGCGTCTTCAAATCCTTTTGGTGGCATAATTCCACGTTCAAAGTCTAATAAATAACTTTCAAATAGTGTGCATCCGTCAATAGGTTGTGCGTGATCGGTGTTAACTGCGTTGTATTTATTGTTTAAAGCCCACTTTTTTGCAATTTTAAAGATAGTTTCTTTGTCAAATACTACATAATACTCGCCTTTTTCTTCATCACGTCTGTAAATAGGCAAATCAGCATACATAGCTGCACCAGTAATGATGCGTTTTTCTTCGTTTTGAATAGCAAACTTTGTTTTAATCTTCTTAATTTGCTTAATGTAGTTGGGTAAATCTTTTACAATGATGTCAAACTTTGCACCTACACTACCAATTGCATCTATTACGTCTTGATTATTGTCGTAGTGTTTGGTAATTCCAAGTTCTTTTATTTTGTCAACTTTTGCACTATTGCTACCAGTTGCATAAACACGACTTTCTGCAATCCCTAAATCATTTGCAACACTTAACATTCCTTCTTTACTATCACGTGCAGAAATAATGTAAACAGTACTACCATTTTCTATTTCTTGTTTTGCAAGTTCTTTGCCGTGTGCAGTAGATAAAGTGTCATCGTAGTCAAAACTTACTTTGTCACCTTGTGCAAAGTTTTTGTTATCCCACATACTATTGCAAATGGCAACTGCTTGTTCACTATCCTTACCTTCGTCAATTACATACTTTATGCACTTGGGTATAAATTCTTCTTTTGTTTCACCTTGTGTTGGTTGTAAAAATTCTATTTTGTTAAATGCTAAAAAGTTCTTTTGTATTGCAGGATTTTCAACAAGTGAAATAAAGTCTATGCCACTTTCAAAGTCAAATTCGTCTATTGATAATTTGTAAATAGGTAAATCCATATTCTATAAATTAGTAATTTTAAATATTTGTTGCATTATTCTACTACGCTTATTGCTTGGTTATTGCTTACCCTACGTTGTGTGCGTGTTATATCGCCTTCAGTAACAAATACCTTTCTGTTTTGTGTAAGTGATTCATTCGTGTTTAAAGTTGACATACGTGGTGCAAATGATTGCATTTGACCTTGTCCGTTTTGTCGACTACCAGCACCACCACCAGCAGCACCACCAGTTGGCATTGCACTTTTGTATTGTGTTTGTTGAATTTTATACACGTTTGCTAAACCCATTGCAAGTGCAGCACCCGCTTCAACAAATCTTTGACCAGGATATAATTGTTGTGTAGGTAAAATGGCAAGTGCAGAAGTAACGCCTAAATAAGTATTCATTAAGGCAGATGCAATTTGGGCTACTTTATTTAACTCAAAACTTTGACGCATTCTTTCGTCTTGCTTTTGAAGTTCAGCATCCTTCATATTGGTTATTTCTTCTTCACTATACCCTTGCTGCTTTAATTGTTCCATACGCATATCAAATGCGTTTTTGGATTGCTCATTTTGAGTATCGTTGAAAGTAGTTAGGGCACTTAAATAATCGTTTGCTGCTTTTATTTGAGCATCACGAACTTCTTTTGCTTTTGCTATTTCTTTGTCCGATTGGCTAATTTTCTTATTATGTATTTCAGTTTGTTTGTCTTGTATTTGTTTTTGAATATCGACAGTTGATTTACCAGCATCTTTGGTTACTTGTAATAACTTATTTAATCTTTCAACTTCAAGTTTATCTATTTCGTCATTAAATTCTTTTTCAGTTATTGCTCCTTTGTTTAATTTTTCTTTGACTAAATTTTCTTTGTCAATATAAAAATTATTAGTTGCTTCTAACTGGTTTGTAAACGCTTTTTCTTGTGCTGCCTTTGTAAAAATATCAACTTCTTTTAAGCGTAAAACTTCATTTGCCGTTGACAACGCAGAGTATTTTGCGGTAATTTCATTTTTTTGTTCTTCAGTTAATCCTTTTTGTTTTACTTCTTGTGCTTCTGCTTCTTTTAAACGTGATAAATTATTGGCATATTGGGTTGTAATTAAATCTAATCCTTCGGTTGCATTTGCTTCATCTAATTTACGTAATGCCTCATTTTTTTCTTGTAATGTTTTTAATTCATTTTTCGCATTCTTTATAGTATTGTCTGTTTTTACTTGACTTGCCCCACCATTTTTTTCAATGGCTGCCGTTTCGTCGCCTATTATTTTTGTAAAAACTTCGGAATCTTTTACTTCTTGTTTATTCAGTTCATTAATTTTATTTTGTATTTCCAAAAGGTTACCTTGTGCTATGGCTTTTTTTGCAAACGCTTTACGTGATTTTTCAAAAACTTCTGGTTGTGCTGCTATTATTGCATTATATTCTTCATCAGTAGGTATAACAAAATCTTTTGTATTTTTGCTCTCTTTAAATTGAATTTCACCCGTTTCTTTTCTTGCTGCTGCTTCATCTTTTTGTGCTTTAATTAAATCCTCATTTAACTTCATACGCTGCCCAATATTCTTAGCAGCAATCTTTTCTATTTGGTCTTGTGAAGCTCTAACCCTTGCTTCCCTAATTAGCGTTTCAATCAACTTGTCTTTTTGAGCAGTCAACGTTTTAGTGTCGTTTATGTCATTAGTTAAGTTGTTAAAATAATTAGGATATTGTTCCTTTAACTTTTTAAGCGATTCTCTTCTATCTTTTTCCGATCTATTGTGGTCGGTGACAGCATTGACTAACTGGTTAACATTAGTTGTTTGCTTTGCAGTAGTTTCGGAAACAGACTTTAATTCTTCATCGGTAAGATTAAGATTTTCAGCAAGTGTCTTTGTCTTTGGAACTAACTTGTCAAAGTTTGCTATTGCATAACCCAAAGCAACAACTAATGCACCAATACCAGTAGAAATAATTGCACCCTTTAAAGTACTAAATGATTGTATTAATGCTTGTACACCATCTTTTGCAAGTGTTTTAAATTGTTGTTGAATCTTCCCAAGTCCTTCAAGTCCTTGTGATAATGCCATTGCACCTTGTACTTTAACAAGTGTCTTTTGTAAATCTTCACTTTCATTGCCAAACAATGCCATCGCCCCTTGTGCTGCTGCAAATCCACTTGCAACACCAGTCACAATAGTTTGAACTTTGGCAAATTTATCAGGATTTAACGCTTTAACTCTGTCGTTAAAGTCTTCCATTTTATCGGCTAACTCTGCGACTTTCTTTTGGGCTGCCAATGCCTCTGCTGAAAACTCACCAAAGGTTTGAACCATAAGTTGAGCTTCATTTTTAGCTTCTTTTAATTGCGTTTTAAAGTTCTTTACTACTGTATCTGCACCACCTTTAGGTAATACTTCTACTTCTATTGCTGCTGTTGATTTTGCCATTTATGGTACGATTACGTAATATTTTGTTCCTGTGGAAATAAATTGATGCGATTGTTTGTCATTTGATATGTCGTGTGTTGTTGCTCCGTCTATTAAAATAGAACCATCACCAGCACTTACTATTATTTTGTGTGGATTTCCTAACTTTTTAACAACAAATATTTTGCCTTTGTTGGTTGACGGGGTTGGTAGAATTACAGATATGTTGCCACTTGTTGGTGTACCTACGATTAAGTAGTCATCATAAACGCAAGTGTACGGGCTATTCGTACTGTTGATTTCTATAAGATTTCCACCACAACTATATGCACCTCGTTGTGGGAAATTGTCCATATAAACTTTGTTGCTTTCAACTGCCGTAAAATTATTACAATTGATTGCAGTTACATATTCAAAACCACTTGGAATGTTTACACTTTCACCAATGATGGTAGAATAACGTGCAGTACTTACATTGTCGTTACCGATTACCACAGAATCTAAACAATCTAAACCGCTATTACCTATGTTTACCCCACCACTACTAACTGCTACAAATCCCAATGGTGTGCCTTTTGGAAATTTATCACTTAACACATCGGGAACACCTATACCTACATTCTTTTTAGTTACTGTGGTTGGTTCGTAATAAGTCACCAAAAGAAATTCACACAAATACACGCCATTCTGCAATGGGTTGTAATCGCTTATTTTATTTAGTCGCCAGTATTGACCTTCAAAAAAATACAAGTCTTTAAACTGCAAAGTGTACCAGTCGTATGGTGTAATCTTAAAATAGGCACGTAGAATTTTACTATTCTTATCGGTAATTTCCCGAATTGTTTTGTACCAATATACATTTACCAAGTTTTGGTTTGAGTAACTTAACCCCTTGCCACTAATAACTGATAATGGCATACCAAAGTTTAAGTCAAATTGCATATTTGTTACATCGTCTATGTGTAGCACCAAAGGATATTTTGTAAAATTTGGTACATTGGTTGGTGCAGTTTCATATACTTCGTATGGTGTTGTAGTTTTTGCACCACCAAAATAAAGACATCGTAACTGTCCTTTGTCATTATTGCTATTGAAAATGTATGAGTAATAGCGTTTAGAATCGTCTGCCTGAAATAAAATAGTAGGTGCAAAAGTTACTTCTATTTTCTTTTCTTCTTTTACAAAGTCGTTGTCAATACGTATTACCCTATCACCATAAATACGTGAAGTACTTTGTTTGTAATCTTTGTTAAACTGGTCTTGACCTTCTTTAAATGTAAACGTGTACGGGTTTGCTTCTAAATTGCCCATCGGCACTATTGTCACGTTTTGTGAGTAGTCTAATTTCTTTGTCCAATCTTTTGTTAATCCGTTGTAAAATTCATCACGTGGCACAAATCGTAAAAGTTTCGGGTTATAAACATCTTGTTCGATATACAAGTTAAACATCTTGACAAAGTTTAAAAGCATATCTTTTTGCAAGTCATCACCAGCAAAGAACAAGGCAAAATCTATTGTATTGCCATAAGAAAAAGTAGAAGCATCAACATTATTATAAAATTGAGATGTTGAATTAATTGTAGTTGTTTCTGAATTTACTGAATAAAATGGTGCTGTAAAATAATAAGTTTTAGAATATTTTACTTGTATTTCATCACCAATATTACAATTTACTTGCACCCCAGCAAATGAATCAAAATTCCAAGTTGTATCATTAACATTATTTGATCTTAAAAATATAATTTTTGAAAATACCCCATTTTTAAATACTTCAAAAACCATTGTTGCGGCTTGTTGCAATCCACTACTTGAGCTTAAAGTAAAATTACCTTGTATACTTAAATTAAAATCATAAGCACCACCAATTGGTGCAATGTATTTGTAAGTAGTCGTATTATAATTACCACCATTGTCAAAGTTACCCCCCGTTGAATCGTTGTTAAATGGTAAAAATGTAGTAGGATTAGTTTGCGTTGCACTCAATTGTGCCTGAAATAAACGTGTAGTTAATGCACTTTCACTTGCCTCAAATCCGAAGTTATTGTACGGAATAACCAATCTTTTAAACCTTTCAGTATTAAAAAACGAATCACTTGTGTATTGATAACCCGTTTTTGACATTATTTTGTCTAAAATTGTCTTCGCATAAAGACTTGGCACGTGGTCATCTACTCGCCATTGACTTGTATTATTATTTTGACTGCCATACTTTGACAACATTTGTGCGTAAACGTAACCTTCACCAAGTGCAAATGCTTGTGAAGTGTTGTTTTTAATTATAGACGTGTCCCAAGAATTGGTAACATTGGCTAAATTTAAAATATGGTTGTATTCCTCAAAGTTTAATTCACTCAATTTTGCATTCCCAAGCGTTGTAAACAAGTCAGCAGTCTGTCCGTGTAGTGAACATTCATATTCTATTGTATCGTTGTCTAATACGTTTATTTGAATGAGACGAATAAATCCACGTAACTGCTCAAACCCATCTACTAAAACAAGTACGTCTGCTTTTTTGTTAGGGTTAAAATTTGGACTAAATTGTCCATTACCTAAAACTGTGTGATCTACCTCAAATATATTACCGAACAAAACATTGTTTGCCTTTGTACCTGGCAACACAACTGTCTTTGACCAATCACTTGTGCGTTGTTCGGGGTTTTTGATGTCTGCAATTGACCTTGTAATTAGCAAATCAAAGTCATCCGACAAGTCCATAAGGACTGTGTTTACAAATAAATTTATCATAAGCGTTGTACCTTATCAGTAAATGAAAGTTCTACGTCAATCGTCAAGTTAAATACTTTGTCGTTTATTGTGCGTTTAGTTTCGTAGTCGCTATTGATTACGTTTACACTTTTTAATACTCCACCATCTAACAACCACACATAGGGTGACATTATCAGTTCTTTTAACCACGCACTTTCTTCTTCGGTTATCCAATTGGAATTGAGGGTTATGATTTGGTTTGCTTCGGTGTCGTAGTTTGATTTTGACTTTGCGTCTGTTCCGTATTTGTACGAACTACCCGACAAAGTGTAAGGTGTTTGCTTGTACTGTTTCCGTACCACATTAAATTTGTCCCTTCGCACCCTATCAAAACGAAATGACTCGACTGCACCGTATCTGTTAAGAAAATAAATGTCGTTTGTATCATATTTGCTGCATTCATCTTTTATGTAAATGGTGTATGTTTCAGTTGTTGAACCACTACCAATTGCCTTGACTTCTAAATACGTTGCTCCACTACTTGGTATAATTGGAATGCGTAAAACAGAATCTAATATTCCACTAACCACAATATTTTGCGTTGTTGCTGCTGGGTATGTTTTGATTTGCACTGCACTTGCATTCCCTTTCCAAAAGTATAACCAATCCTTTTGTGTTCGGTGTATCGTTTTATTTCGCATCGTTGTCAAAAACTTTGCATTTGTTGACGTGTTAATATTGTAGTCGTTTTCTACGAATGTAGCAAAGTCAATAGGGTGTAAAGCCATATTGTAAGCAGTTAACCCCGTGACGTTTGTCAAGCCGGTAGATGTAATCATTGGCGAAGTGCTACCAGTAGAATATTCGTAACCGAATTTGACGTTGTAAAAGAATGCACTATT